TAATGCAGAAGTACCTGTAAAAAATGCCTTATCAAATGTAATAGCTTTTGCACCTGCACCACTACTAATTGCTGTAGCACTTTGTTCTGTTCTTCTTTGAAATGTAGCTGTATATCCTAATTGACTTACTTTAATATCCTGTGCAGGGTCACTACTTGTTAATTTAGCTCTAAATTGTAATCCTCTTGCTTTATATGTACCATTAGCAAAAGTTTGAAATGCAGTATAAGTAGGTGAACCAGATGGATCTGTTTGTGTTGTCCTTACAAGTAGTTCTGCATTAACTTTAGTAGCCTCTGTACCATCAAAATCTGTATAGTCATCTATTAAACCTCTTGCATCTAATAAATTACTTGGTAAAAAACCTTCTGTTAAAAAATGTCTTTGCAGGTCTACAGAAAATACACCACCTAAATCTAATGTTGTTGCAAAATCATATGTACCTAATGGTACTATTCCACCAAAATCATCTAATGAAGTTACAGCATCAAAGTCTGTAATATCATCAAAATTACCACTACCTGTAAGGTTTAGACTATTTGTAATTGCATCAAAATCCACATTAGTTTTTGTACCTTGAAATTTAGGATTGTCTGTATCTTCTCTTCTTGTCTGTACTAATAAAGATCCCTGTGTATCAGGTAAATCTAAAATTATAGAAGTAGAACTAGCACTTAAATTACCAGAATCATCAGCAAACCTAAGTAAATATTCACCTTCTAATCTTGGTACAATAGCTTCTGTGGTATTACCTGCTAATGCTTCTATAAGGTCTACTGAATTAGAAAATGTACCGCTACCATCTGTTTTTGTAGAGTGTCTTACATAAACCCTACCACCATGTATAACATCTACATCTGTTGATAAATCCCACCTCAATCTAATTACCTTATCTGATAAAGGTTCTGCTGTTAAATTCTGTACATTTGCAGGTATAGCAGTTTTACCAACAGCATTAAATGTAATATCAGTAGATGTTGCACTTATTTCTAACGCTGCATTATATGCAAATACCTGTATCTCATATACACCTTTTTCAGTATTAAATATTTCATAATCAGGTCTGCTTACTGTTTGTGATGTGTAGTTACCATTGTTGAACCTGTAGTTAACCTGATATTGTGTAACACCTGGTATTGGTTGCCAGCTAATAATTAATTTTGCAACGGCCTGATTGTTTATAACTACAATTTTTTCATCTACTAATAAGTTATTTGGTGGATCTACAGGCTGATTTAATATTGATACTGTTCTAGTAGGTAAAGCTGTACCATCTTCTATAAACGCATATTTCTCAGGTACATAAGATAATGCACTAATGTTATAGTTTACTGAATCCTGTTCTTCTACTGATATAACTCTAAATTTTTGTGCAACTACTGTAGTATCTTGTATTAACCAGATTGTATTAACATTAGGTGTTGTACTAAATGCACTATCTACACTAACTACAGCACCAGATATACCTGTAATATTTTTTGTTTCTACTGTCCCATCAGGCATTATTACGCTGATTGTCGGATTGTTTGTAGTAGGTAAATCAGTATTAGCAGTATCATCTACAGTTATTGTTGTTGTTGTAGCTGCATTTACCCTTCCACCTCTACGTACACCTGCCCTTACACTATCATTTATTTCTATTACTGCACCAGGTCTTAGTATTACACCGCTATCAATAGAAGTTGTAAATGTGATAACTTCGCTTTCATTTTGTTCTGCAAATAGAATAGCCCTACCTAATCTTGCTGCCTGACCTCTTGAAGTACACGCAAATGCAGATACTTGCTTTAAATTAACTCCTAATTTATTAACAGCAGTGGTATCTTCTACAACTTCAAAATCTATTTCCTGTGTATCCATATTGAAGTAAGAAACACTTACTACGCTGTGTCTTTGTTTTAAATCGCTGCCTGTATAGCTAAAACCCTCTTCTGATACATTTGATAGGTTAAATAAATAACTGGCATCTGTTGGTTTATCCTGTGTAATTATCATTGAACCTGCTGACCATATCGGCATACAACGCATTACACCAGATAGTTCATTTATCAAATCAAATGCCTCTGCTGCACTTTGTATATTTACATTGCATGAAAATCTAGCTTCCTGACCACCTAAACCATCATCTACGAGAGTATTTGCAAATTTAGATGCAGTAACAAATGAAAACAAATCCAATGATGCATCTGTTATATGATTGCCTAAGCCATACCTAGTATCTGTTAAAAGGTCTAGTAATACCATTGCAGGGCATGAACACCAAACAGCAGCACCCATAACACCATTAAATATATAACCAGTTGGATATATTATTCTTCCTGTCTGTAAATCTACAGTTGGTGTACCTGACCCATTAGCACCTGCACCTGGTATTCTTACCTTTATTCCACGTATCCTATATTTTCTTGTTGGAATAGAACTAAACTGTTGAGAATCTAAACGTAAAGATAAATAAGCACTATCTGGATATGTCTGTTTATCATCTATTATTTCAGCAAAACTTGTCCATTGAAATGCGTTTATTAATGATGTAGATGTACTGTCAGCAGTTACCCTAGTTACTCTTATATCAACAGGAAAATTACCAGTTAGATCAATTCTATAATCTTTCTGATATGCGTCAGCAGTTCTACCTGTAATAGTATCTTCTATAACTGTAGTAAAGCCACCGCTATTATATTGAACTGCTATAGATAGCTCTACAGAAGAACCTAATAAATCTCCTTGTTCTGTAGCCTCCTGTATCTGTGGAAATGTAATTGCAACTTTAACTGCATCAACATCTGTATTAGTGATACTTCTTGTAACAGGTGATGCCTTTGTTACTTCAACACCTACATCAGTTGTAGATTCTGAACTTTCAATACCAGGTATATGAGTTTGATTGTTTGTACCAAAACGAGGTGTAAAGCCAACATCTTGAAAATTGAAATCTGTAGTAACAGGACTAGATGAAGATGCTGTAGATTGCAGTACAGCAGTATCATTTAGAAATACATCCTTTAATGCAGCATTGTTATATGCAGTTGTTCCTTTTGTAAGACCTTCTTTTGATGCAGTAGCAAAACCTTCTATCTCACCTTCTGATACAAGATCAAGAAAAGATACAAACTGTTTACTATGTAAAGTATCAGGTGTTCTTGTAGGCTGTGGTGGCTGTGGTGGTGATGGTCTACCACCTGCACCTTTTATAATTTTAGGTTTTGTCATGCTCTCACCTGCTCAGTATCAATACCTGCACTTATTACAACACTACCTGTAAATATTTCACCATAAACAATAGGGTGGGTAGTTCCACTTCTGCTAGATTGCTGCACCCCATTGAATCCAAAGGATATTCTAGGATCAGATGGATTACTAATATCTTTAGGTTTTGGTACAGGAAATAACATTTCACTAACACCACTCAATACCATACCTGCACCTATTAAACTAACTGCTGTACCTACTTTTGTTAATACACCACCTGCAACAGCAGCTTTACCAAAAAAACTTGTAGTACCAAATGCACCAGCACCAGGAAATAAAAATGATGCACCAATTAATGCAGCACCAGTAAGTATTCTGCCAAAACTACCACCTGCACCACTTATAACAGGTACAAAACTTATATCTTGTTGACCTATAGGGTTTTGTATTTCATCCTCATCTATCTGATATTCATTAACAAGTACCTTATATTGTCTGCTAGCCATATATGCTTCTGCATTAGGAAAATTATTAATTAAAAAACTAACAGCCTGTGCTACAGAATGTACTTTTACTTCAAACTGTTTATGGCCTATAAAATCAGCTAAATCACCATATAATTTAAGTTTAGTTAGCATACCTGTACCTCTTTCCTGTACATTTTAACAACCATTGACTATAAGGTTCTCTTGTACTTAGTCTATCTGCTAAATGGTGCAATACATCACCATCTATAAAAACAGCTACATGATTTAAACCATTAGCCATTATTGACATAAATAATAAATCTCCATTTTGTAATTTATCTTCTGGTTTAAGTTCTGTAAAACCTGTATCTGCTGCACATCTTTCAAACATAGGATCTTCTATAAATTCTTCTGGTGTTGTAGGTCTTTGCCAATCTCTTAACTCTATATTTTTATTTTCCTTGTACCAATCTCTAACTAACGCCCAACAATCAGTAACACCCCATACCCATTGTCTACCTATTAAAGGTGCTTTATATCCTGTCGGTTCACAGTAACCCCATGTTTCTGTTTTAGGGTTAACTATATGCCATTTTAATTTACTTTGTTCACACGCTACCCTATCTGCATTACTAGGTGATGGTGGTGTAACAGGATGACTATGTACAACTGCTGTTATAACTCCTAAATTATCACAGGCTACATAATCTTCTGGATCTAAAATAAAACATTGATGGCCTGTTAAAGATAAATTTCTACATGGAAAATATTTTTCTTTGCCTTTTATATTTACTAAAAGTCCACAGCTTTCTTTAGGATCTTCTATTTTTGC